ATCTTGTGGAGTAACTCTTACTCTCTTTTTATTATTTAATTGCATAAACCCAGGCTTTACTACCACTGGTTTAAAAGCTGCTTCTTCAACGTTTTCTACTTCTTCTTTAAACTTTTGCTTATATTGAGATTTGAGTTGACTCATTAGAACATTTGCTTCGTCTTCATCTTTAACCATTCTAAAGATAATATCGCCACCATCATAATCAAAGAAACGCTCTACATCACGCTTTGATTTCATATTTTCTTTTTCGGCAGCTTTTCTTACTGCTGCACTAACAGCAGCTCTATCATAAGCTTCGGCTACTTTTCCTTTGCCGCCACAATGTGGACAATCTTCATCACATCCACAACCTTCTTTAGTAATTTCATTTCCGCAACATTCACATTTTTCTTCATGAAGAAGGCTTGCAATTTCTTCGTCAACAGACTCGTATGTTTCTTCCATATCATCGTCATCGACATCAATATCTTTTTCAGCTTCTGCTGCTTTCTTTGAACCTACTGCATAAGCATGTAATGATTTAACATTACCGAATACTTGTGCTAATTTATTTTGCCACCATTCTTCTGGATCTAAATCGTCTGTTGCTAAAAATTCCATAAGATCTTCTGCTGCATAACAGATATAATGAAGTTGCTTCATCATCATTGGAATTTCTTCTTGGGGACTTTCAAGAAGATCTTCTTCTGAAGTGATTTTGTTCATTAAATCTTTAAAAGAAACTTGAGTATTTTCTTTTCTTAATGCACCGCCGCCAATATCTCTTGGCATTTTAAATGGCTTGTCTTGTTTTTCTAAATGAGGATCGTAATTAGTATCGCCCTCTTGATCGGCTGGTCTTGGTTTACGCTCTACACCTTCGATCTCACCTGTAAATTGACTATCAGGAGCGACTGGGTGTTTAATCAATTCGATCTTATGTAGATCTTTAAATTTCTTCTCGTCGCCACTTTTCGGCTGGGCGATTTCTGAGAGAATATCTTTAAAGTTTTTCATTGTTAAGTCCCTATTTTATTTGATATTATTTTTTATTTATATTAAAATGGATTACCTGAGTCCATATCTTCGTCGCCTTCATCAGGTGCCGCCGCTTTTTCTGCTTCCATCTGATCCGTCATTTCATTAAATTCTTCTTCTGACATTTGAAGAACATTTCTTATTACCCATTCTCTTGAATAATATTTTCCAATTTGTTCTTCAACATCTCTAAGAGTATTTAATCTTTCTCTTAAAATTTCAGCATTTTTCAATTCGTCATAATAACTATCTCTAGCAAAATCATAACGAATATCATTTCTAATTTCATCGAACTCTTCAGGTGTTAAAATACCTTTAAGTACCAATTGTTTTTCTAGCATAATAGTAAATATCCAAGAAAAACGTGATCTGATACGTTTAATAAACTTTCCAAACTTTAACTCGTCTCTGGTAATTTCAGATGTTCTACCAAAGTTCGCCATTGTTTCAGGCTCTAAACGCGTTAAAGGTACTTTCAACGCTTTATATAATTTACGTTGAAAATACGTCATGTTTTCGTCGTTGCTTAAACCTTGAGCACTACCACCTGCTAATGTATCAACCTCTGTGGTACGCTCACCGCCTCGACGTGGGAACCAAAAGTCCTCAGTCATTGTCAACATTTTACGAGAATCTGTAATCTCACCTGTTGACGAATTATATTGAAGTTTATTCTTATGGCGAGTCATCATATCTCTAAGATATTGTTCCGCCTTATTCTTAGGTAAATTACCTACATCAATATAAAAAATTCTTCTTTCAGGAGCTCTAGTCAATGTATAAATGACTGTAGCATCCTCTAGCATTCTCAACTGATTTAAAGGTTTAATTGCTGGATGTAAGTGAGATAATACTAAACTATTATTCTCATTCATCAATCCTGAAGTTACTCTAGCAATAGAGTCCTTCGCAATTTTAAAACCAACAGTTGAACCGCTTGCACTAGTAGCTCCAAATCCATTTTCAGAATACATATAGTATTCATTCTTAATCTTTTTGACTGGAGCACCTGAGTGCTTGTCTTTACTTTTCTTGTCCAACTCTCGAATTAGTTTTAGTTTTCGAGGGTCACAATAACGTAGTTCTATAATACCTCTTTTAAGGTTATCGGGGTCGATTATAATATGATAATTCAATCGACCGTCGATATAAAACTTATAGAACATATCGTATCCTTGGTTTGACATATCAAACATAGATACGACGTTATCAAATTCTTCTACAATCTTGTCTTTAACTTTATCAGGTAAATCAGTTTCACCTAAACTTATGCTAACGACACTTTCGTCCATTTCAATCGAGATAGCTTCATTCACTATATCATCAACTGCCTGAGCAATCTCAGGCTGAAGGGCCATGTTCCTATACTTTGTGATAAGTTCGGATTCAGACTTAGCTGAACCTTCCATATCTAATAGAGTACTATAAAAGCCCCCTAGCGAGTTACCTGATACGGTAATCGCACCATCATCATTTTGAGGTTCTGTAAATGAGATAGGAGCATTCTTTATCTCATCTTCAGGCCTCTTAATTTCGAAGCCAAAAATCTTCATTATTTAAATTCCTATTATTATGTAGTTGGAATTCCAGTTGAACCTTCGACTCTCCAGAAGTCATATTGGAAGGTCACTGAGAATTCTTCAATTGTATCGGTTGTACCCCAATCCATTTGGATTTGGTCAATAGTCACTGGGTACATACCTTCGAACACATAAGTTCTAATTGCGTCTCCGTCTTTACTATATTGTGTAATTAAACCATTTGATTTGTAATCAGATGGAAGTGAGCGTAAATTACCATCATGTGTATTGATAGCATTTGACCATGCTTCCAAACCGTTTCTAACAATGAAATCTTCATCGTTAATAACAGTCACTGTCCAATCTTCAAATACCCTATCACCTGCATACTTGACCTGACGACCAAAGTATGGTGCTGTGAAAGAACCTAAGGAAGAGCCGGGTATACCCGCAGCTCTTACCATGAAAGGAACTTTAAAGTCGGCTTCAGGAGCAACAGGGTTTAAGATTTGACATTGGAATAACGTAGGTCGAGCACCACCACCAACTAGCTGGGATTTGAACTCATTAATATTAAATGCCATTTGTTAGTTCTCCTATTTTACTAATTATTTATTAACCAATTGAGCCAACAATTTCTTCAAATTCAACACCACTTCTTGTTGCAACAAATGTTAATTCAATAACATTAATGCTTCTAGCAGGTTTAATAAAGATATTTGCTCTAAACTTACCAGCATCAACGATTTCAGGAGTATTTACTGTTGTATCAGAAATTACTCTAAAGTCGATAATACCACGTCTACCTTGAATTTCTCTTAAGAAAGGTTCAACGATATTTTTGAACTGAGTCTGTGAGAATTCATCGTTAAGTTCGAATAAGAAAGATTGTGCTGCATTAGCAATTGCTTTCTCAACCGCAATAAAGAGTCTTCTTACATTGATTCTGTCAAATGCACTTGGTAAACCAAGACCTGTCTTATCACCGAATAGTACAATTCCTTGTCCTACTTGACTCATTACAGGGTTAACATCTGAAGAGTATAATTGGTCTCTTTGTGTTTTGTTAGGGTTGAAAGCAAGTTTTACAACATTCTTAATTACACCCTTACGGAAACCAGCTGGTGATTCGAAAGGTTCAACTCTTGAAGCTAGACCTGCAGTATCACCATTTAGTGGAACATAACGGTAGGTATCATTGTACTTGTCATATCTGTATTTGTATCCACTATCCATAAACCAGTATGAAGAGTTTTGTAACTTATTACGATATGCAATGACGTTGTTAAGTTTTGCGTTTGTTTTGTTTTCGTCTACGACATCAGCCTTAGAAGGTGATAAGAATGCGACTGCATCTTTTCTGTAATCTGTGATGTTAGAAATGATGTAGTTAGCAACTGTTCCGGCTTGGTCACCCTTACCTTGTAGAACAAATGAGACGTCAATCTCGTTTGCATTCTTGAATAAATCGTAACCACCCGCGATAGGTCCTAATGCTGTTGCAGTTTCTGATGTACCATCGGTACCATTTGCAAGAGTTTCATAAGAACTGTCTTGTGCGCCTGATTCGAAATGCGATGTATTTGCGACTGCAACCCATGAAGAGCCATTGTCGATTACATCTACGTAGTAATTTGTTGTTCCGTCTGATAGTTTAGCGGTTGACGTAGTTGAAACATCGGTATAAAGTTCCAGTGCTGTTCCAGCTTCACCAGAAATAGTACCATCATTGTCGATTACTGCGATGTGATAGTTAGCAGTTTGAGGTGCTTTACCAAACCAGCTTGAGTATTTCCACTTTCTTACAATAGAAAGTTTGTTCAAGTCAGATTCTGCTAATCTCCAAGATGAACCGAATACAATATTATAATCGTATGCTACGATTAATGAAGTATTTGCAGTTTCATCTCCTAATGTGTCTCTCGCTGTTTCTGTGATTGAACTTACTTCTAACTCTTGGTATCCTACTGAATCGTTTCCGATTACAAGAATATCACCAGCATCAATTAATCCTGATGTGATTCTATTAGCAGGTGCTACTTCGAAATCAACATCACTATCATTAAAGTTTAGTGTTTGTTGAATTTGAGTGTTACCAGTTAATTGAGAAGCAGTAATATCACCAACACTTAGTACATCGTTTGAGAAGCTTGAACCCTTAACGTAAGCAACGTCAATAGAGTTTCCTAACTCTCCAGGATATAAAGCGTCGAACGCACCGAAAGTATGTAGTTGTGTATTTGCACTTGATGTATCTGATGCAGATGCTTTAACTGCACCGTTATCTACTCTAGCCACGTAAAGAGCATTTGCATAAGAAAGATAGTCTGCTGCTACAAAGAATGTTTCGTAATTATTATTGGTTGGTGTACCAAATCTATTTACTAAATCATTCTCAGAAGAAACTAGAACTGCCTCGCCTACAGGACCCCATCTAAAAACACCTGCGATAGCGGCAGGTGGTGTTGCGATGGCTGGTACCGCTGCACTTGCGTCCACTTCGCGAACTATTACGGAAGGACTTACGGAAAAAGCCATATTATTCTCCTTTAATATTATCTATTTAAAAACCTAGTCTTAATTATAGTTATCACTGTTTTATTTATAAAAAGCATAGGTTTATATCTCCCATGCGTTTCGTACAGCTTCGAATCCGTCTGAATCTGGCAGTTCACTTCCATCATCTATAAATCCAAACGGTAATAATTCTTCTTCAATTTGTTCTTCAGTTTTTTGTCGAAGCTTTAATAACGTATTTATGTCAGTGAGGTCTTTAAAGAAAGTTTGGTCTGATAACCACGAAAATATGACCAGGTTCATAACCAAATCATCGTGGGAACCAGATTCTGCTTCATAAGAAGAACCCTTTTTACTAAAACGTGATAACTCTTGTATTGTATTATAGTCTTGTACTATAAGTTGATTCTGTTCAATCAACATTTTTAATATTGTACAACCAATTGATTTTACACTCTTAGTTGTACGTATTCCATTATCTACTCTTTTTCCAAAACCTGCTGAAATCCTTTTTCCGGAACGTCCCGCATTTTCTGTATAAAGAAGATTTTCATAACCATAGTCCATTAAGAGTACGTCCGAAACCTGTTCACCAATATCATTGATTTCGATTAGGACAGAACTCTCATTGTACATTAGTCCTATTCTATATATAATAGATGCAAAATCGACAGGAGCAACCATGTTATCTCGATAGACACAAACCTGTTTATAAGGCATTTGTGTTACGTCGATTACATTAAAAGTACTATAATCTAGTCCTTTTCCTCTTGAAACGTCAACAGTCATCACATAAGCGTGACCTTCTTGAACAGCTTCATATTGAGTTAACCCTTGGTTTTCTGCAATAGGACGACTGTATGCTAATTCTTTAAGTTTGGAACCATCAACAAGAGTACCAGAACTTCCTAAGAATTGACAACAGTATTCTTGTCTAAACTTTTCTTCGTCAAAATCCAAAGCTTCAAGTGTTTCGTTTTTCCACTTTTCATCACGCCCTGGAACATCATTCCACATAACTTCAACGAATTCATAACCATTAGTACCTTCTCTAGCACCTTTACATGTTTTCCAAAAATGGTTTAATCCATTTGGTGTTGAAGTCATTAATAACTTTGTAGTTTCACCAGCAGAGATTGTAGGATATACAGAAGCGAAGAACTCATCGAATCCTTCAATAAACGCAACCTCATCGAGATATAGGAACGATATTGATTTACCCCTAATTGCCGAAGATGTCGTTGTACCTGCATATATTTTACAACCATTCTCTAGTGTAATATTACCTTTATTCCATTCTTCGATACCTTGTTGCATCCATTTAGGTAATGCTTCATAAGCAAGTTGAACTCTTGAAAGAACTTCTCGAGCAGCATCACCCTTGTTCGCTAATATCGCAACGGTCTTAAATTCATTAAATAGAATATAATGTAATATAACTGCGGTTGCAGTTGTTGTCTTACCACTTTGACGAGCGGTTAAAACTGCAACACGTCTATTGTTTGTAATCTTTTGTGTAATGTCTTTTTGATAATCATACATTTCAAAGGGAACAAACCCCTTGTCAACATGTACGATTTTAATATAATTTTCTGCGAAATATATTGGGTCTTCTGCACACTTCATATACTCCTTAATTTGTTCAGGTGTAAACTCGTGTACCTCATTCGCTCTCTTGAGGTAAGTGTTACCTAAGTACCCAACTGGCATTATTCGTTTCCGTCTTTAATCATTTTCAATAAGTCTGCAGTTGATACGATAAGATTATTATTAGTCACTTGAGTTTGCGTTGTTTGTTCTTCTTTCGCATATCTCTTTTTAGTTGACATATCAACATAATCTTTGTTAGCATCTAATAGTGTTTTCATTAAAGTCGAAACAACTTCAAATGCTCTTGGTGATTCTGATTGTTTTGCAATCTCAACCATTTCTTTTACTGCATCATCACCGAGATTAATAATATTCTCAATATTTGCTTTCGCTAATTCTATGTCTTTTAAATTCTCTTCAGCTTGTTGTTCAGCAACTGCGGGTAGATTTTCTTGTCTTACAACTGGTAAGCTCTCTACATCATCATTAGTTGAAAAAGAATTTGCAGGCAACTCCTCTTGTGCCTCTTCAATAGGTCTTATATCAAGTGTTTCTGCTATTTTATCTTTCTTCGCCATTATCCTTCCTTAGTCATTTTCCAATCACCATCATTATTTACCCAAGCACAAGCTTTTCGTAAACCAGATGTACTGAACCTATGGTCACGTTTATTAAAGAACAATTCTATATCTCTTTTACGACAAATATCCTTTCCTGTAAATTCTTTATCTCTATACTCTTCACCTAAAATACGAACGTGAATTGTATATAGCTCTAATATATCTATCAAGTCTTGTTCTGTTTTATAAGGAATAATTTCATCAACATATCTTACAGCTTTGAGTTGAGTATATCTTTCAACTACTGATTGTATAGGTGGGTTCTTTTCTTTTGGTCTGTCTATTGATGGGTCAATCTGTAATCCTACCATTAAATAATCACACTGAGATTTTGCATCTCTTAACATTTGTACATGGCCAGCATGAAGCAGGTCAAATGTACTACATGTAAATCCAATTTTCATAATATTGTATTCCTAAAATTTAGCTGGGTTCAGTATCGGATATTTGTTTGATATAATCCCAGTCGTCATCAAAATCAATTAAACTATAATCAACAGTCAATTCAGGGTCTGTTGTTGGTTCGTTATTAGCAGTCATTCCAGGTTGAATTGTTTGGAACTCCTCAGGAGTTGTATTTGAAGTAACATCAGTATGATAACGAGTATCGATAAACTTGATAATTCCTTTCTCTTTTTCTGGTCCAAAGAACCAACCTTTCATTGTAAAGCTTAAAGTATATAATATAGAACGTCTCTCTTCAAAAGAACCCTCATAGATGTCCTCTGTAGTCACTCCGTTTAATATTAAAGGAATGTCTATTGGTTCTAATCCGGTAATAATTCGAGCAGTTCTGGTGTAATCTGGATTAAAGAAAGGTAAAATCTGTTCCATTATTTTTACCGCATCTTCTTGGTATTTTGTCATAATATAAAGCTGAAATTCCATGTTATAAGGAACACCAGCATAGTGAAACTTTCTTCCACTTATATCATCAGATACTACATTTTTTCTTATCTTAGTAATAGGAGATATTTTACGTTCTGCATCATAACTCATTCCTGTCATTTCAAACGACATACGAGGAAGAGTAATCGCAGACTTTGCTTTAAAATCTGGATTCTGTTCTAACCTTGCAAGTATCTTTTGGAATGGTGCATAAGAGATAGGAACAATCATTGATTGTTGTGTTACTCCACCATTGTCTACACGCTTCACTTCAAGTTGATTAAAGTACGTACCAAATAGTGCTACGTATTTTCTTAAAGTTGCGTTATAAAAATAATTTGCAATTGCCATTATGTGTCGCTAATATTAATGTTTTCAGTGAATGGGTCACTCTCTGAGAAATCAAGAATATTATCTCCTTCCGTTTCAAAAGTGTAGTTCCTCGCTAATGCATCACTACCATCAGCTTCTGTATTTGCGAGTGCTTGTAATGTTGTAGTACCTGTAGTGTCAATCTTATCGAAGTAATCATCAATGTTCTCATATCCGGTTTCCATTCTTTGACCAGAGTATTCGATTAATTCACATCTCATATCAAATACTTGTAAAGAACCGTTTTGATAGAATACGCTTTCGTGTTCTGTAAATTTGATTTCAAACATCTTTTCGTTGAGAGGGAAATAAATTAAATCACCTTCACGCGGTCGAATAATATCTTCTGTCTCGCGGGTGACGAAACGTTCGAACGTACGATTTGCTACTGAGAATGTAACTTGGTCTCTGATTTGTAAACCGAATTTAGAAAGGAAATCACCTTCACCTTCAAATCCATCAACACTCTTAACATAAGCTTCGAATTGAAAGACTTTATTATATAATGGTAAATCATCTTCATTGAAAACTCTATCAATAGCACCAAAGTCTCTAGCGATGTATATAACATCGACACCATACATTTTGATACTTTCAATTACGAGGTCATCAATTAATTGTTGCTCGTTGAAGTTATCGTAATTTCTGAAGAATACATTTGTTGCCATTTAAACATTACCCAATAAAGTTATAGGTGAGAGGCTGATAAGCTCTTATCGCTTCTTCTTCCATATTTCGTCTTTCTTCTCGTGCTTCTGATAAAATCTGTTCTCCGTTAAATGATACACCACCAACTAATTGCATGTTGGTAAATTTAGTTAAGTTGAGTCCCCATTGCTCCCTCACTAAAACAGTCGCATAGTTTTGCAACCATCTGTCTCCCCAAACATCTGAGTAAGTAGCTGGGTCAATAACATCGTATGCTTCAATAATAACATATTCACCTACTGTCATAAATTCGTTATCAACATCGATATGTAATCTATTAACGTGTTTGTTATATCGAATCATCGGTTTTCCTACAAGGATTTCTTGTAAGAATTGAAGATGTGACATTGCCATATAATAGTTCTGAACATTATATCCTGTAATGTCTTGTATATTGTTTAATACAAACTGATACTGAACATTAAAAATACCAGAACCAGTAGAAAGGTTTGTTGTAAGTGGGAAAATGCCTGAAATACCTAATAGACCTTGTGGTAAAGAAATATATCCATTATCTTTATCTTCTTGTGTAATCTGATGCTTTAAGTAAACGAGCTGACTTCCATTGTAGTGATAATCTCTCCAGAAAGAAACTGCTTCATCAACACGGTCTTCAACTTGTTCGTCCGACACATTTACTTCGATAACAGGCGCACCAATTTTTCGGAGGATATAATCTTTAAAAAGCTCTCTTGTATTTGGTATTGACATATTAATATTTATCCTTTAATAAGTTGCTTCCGCCCTTGCTTTGTTTTCAACGTCATACTTGAACAATAATGTATCATCGTAACCACCAATCGCTTTAACCCAACACTCAATTGTTTCTCTTGTGTTTAATCTTGAAGTTTCAGTTCCACCTGGTTGAGCATTACAGGTGTTGTTCATTCTTACTCTTATTCCAACACTATCTGTTGGTACATCGATTCCTGACTGACCACCAATGTTATGTAAAGTAGTCCAAGTATCATTCGTGTAAGAAGCAATTGTTGCAGGAGCTCCTGTACCAGCATAATGGTATGTATTCATGGTGAAAGTGCGCGTGGTGACACCTATATCTGCTAATGTAGAAGAACTATGAACAACTTTAATTTGGTCAGCGGGACCTGGATAAGTTTCACCTGATACTGCAGAATCATTTGAATAATGAATACGAGAACTATTAGTTGCAATATTACCCGCTACGTTTGCAGTCGTATAATATTGGAAAGTTGTAGTGGTATTGGAACCAGTTGCACCACTTCCGTTGTTAGTTGTTCTAACACTCAATCCACCAAGAATTGTATCATAGAAAAAGTCTAAAATAACATCTGAATCTGCACTCGCTGGTTGGTCTTGTCTAAACCCAAAGAAGTCTGTTATAACAGTTTTTGAAGGTGATTCTCTATCTAAAATTGATTCACCAGATGTTGGATAATCATTTCCTCCAACACCTCCACTGCCGGCAGTATTCTTACTTCCGATAATTAAATTTTGTGTATGTGGTAATCCCATATTATCCTCTATGCTGTTCCGTTAATTTCACATTCATAGTACCCAGTAGCAACTATGTTCGAACCATTTGAATCAGAAGCAATTTCAACTTTAAAAACTGAAATAAGCGTACCTACCGAATTTCGTGGTCCAGCAACATCGTATCTAGCATATCTAGATGAAGTTAATGCATTCCAAGTATTTAATGGAGCACTCGCACTCGTATCTAATCCCACACCTTGTGAAGTATCGTGGTTACTGAATCTTATGTAATATGTTTGTGATGGTGTAATATTATTCCACTTAGATGTACTCCAAGTCCATAAACCAGTATTACCATAAACAGAACCATTTGTATATCTTTTTATGTTACCATCACTAGTAAACTGATATCCGTAAATGCAATCTGCACTTGCTGGCATAGTAGTCATAAACGTACTTTGTGGACTACTAGAAGTTCCATGAAGAGTTACCGATTCTGAAGGAGTTATATCAGTGTAACCTACTGCAGCTGCACGTATATCATTACTATCTGCGTAAAAGAATGTAATGTGCCAGTGTTGAAAGTCACTCCAAGTTGGTGTAGTATTATTTTCCCAATTTACATTGCTTGAAAATGTTGGAGTATGTGAAGAATTTGTTGTATCTAAAAGTAAAGTCGCAGTTAAACCAGGTGCACCATTCGACTCGGTGAATGTTTCATTTTGAGTCATAGTACACGTCATCATAGTCGTAGTGAAGTTGATGTTGTTCGTAGTATCAGTTGCAACTGCATGCAAATCAGTATATTTACCAATGGTATCGGCAACGTTTAATAACTGAAAGTCATCAGCAATTACTGTTGTGTTAGAAATCTTAACAGCCATTATTCACTTCCTCTTAATACATTTGTAATAAAATTCTGACACTCTGCAGTATCTAGTTCGTTATTTGCATGATAAGGCATTGTTTTGAATACTTCAATAATCTCGTTATTAGCATTCTTTGTATAGAATTGCCTTATAACCACTCCGCCTTGTTGTATTACGTCGTGTTTTGGTGTTGGTATATCCATTCTTTATTCCTTAAAATAGTGCATCGACGCTTAATGTCGCAGTACATGTGTCTATAACAGATTGGGTTGTAGCGTCTCTAATTGAAAGAGTACCTGAAACTGAGTGAACATTTCCTTCACCTATATCATCATCTTCTATTACCCAAGTTCTCGTAGTACCTAAATTTAACCAGGTTCCAAGTCCAGGATTCGTTGTTAATTTACTTGTAGCGCCTGTTCCGTCCCACTTAATGTCATAATCTGAAGCACTTCCTGAAGCTAACCACGTCCTACTTATTAATCCAGAAGAACCACCGCTACCAGTACTACCACTACTGTTAGTGTTCATAGTACCATCATTGTTCATATTAAATCTACATACTGCTTCTGCGAATTGACCTGAAGCACTTACATATGAGGTAAAGTTAGCTCCTAAATCAACATTTGCCGCATTTGTTCCAGCACCCGAATATCCTGTTGCAATCGCTCTTACAGTTGTGTTATCCCATGCAGTAAAACAAACTTGCCAATATCTTGTTCCTGTCCAAGAAGGTTCAGTTTCTTCTGGCCACCCTGTCCCCGAAGGAAAAGTAGGTGCATACCCATCAGAACTTAAATCTAAAAGTAATACACATTGTTTTCCTGTTGCAATATTTGAAAATGTAAATGTAGTTGCTGCACCTAGTACCTTTGTTTGTAGAGGTACATCCATGTCGATAGTAGTTCCAATAGCTTGTCCATCTGGAAATAAATCACTGTATACTCCAGTAGCATTAACAATATTACTTAATGCATATCCGTTTGATAATACTTCTACTGTGTCTACTTTAATTGCCATATTAATATCCTATTTTGTAGGTTGGTCAGCATTTTGAGCTCGCAAAGTAATATTTCCCATTTCACAAGTTGAATAGAAAGTTCCTTCATTAGCAACAATTTTAATTCTTAAATCTGGGTTTGCTGATTGCATATTCCCCGATACGTATGTGTCGTCACCATCATTTAATGCCATCGCAGACCAACCAAATCTTACGTATCCTGACATGTTATAATAAGTACCAGAATTGTATCCGTCACTCACTGGAGTTGGTCCAAAACTATATTGGTTAGCATTACATTCAGAACCACCACATGACTGTGATTGTACATTATATTGTACTTGAACTCCCGTAGTAGCATCAATTCCAGTTAACCCAGTATAATTTAAGTACGTATATTGTGTTGATGACATAGCACTTGAATCACCACTCCAAGCTCCTATTTTAATTCTGTTGTTTACATCATCTCTTTCGAAATCTACTGCGCACCAACATTCTGCGTAATTTGGGGATGAAAAGAAATTAAAAGTTTCAAAATTAGAATCTAATAGGAATTGTTGCGGAACGTTTGACTGTGGTGTACCAGCATCTGTAAAACCTAGTGCTGTTGCTCTTACAACTGTGTTACCCCAGCATATAAATGATATTACCCAGTGTCTATAACCAGACCACGTTGGTGTACCATTAGGAAATTCTACGTTAGATGAAAATGTTGGTGTATAACCAGATGCGCTGGTATCGATATAAAGTACTTTATCTCTACCAATTATTTTGTTTGATTCTGAGAATGTTGTATCCCCAGTCATAGTGGCTTTACTAACACGAGCACCAGAAAAATCTAGTGTTGCAGTTCCTGTTATATTGCCTAAATCTGAATGTTCAGGTCTAAAGTCTCCGAACGAGCCTGAAAAACCTTCTAAATTTGATATGTTTCTACTATTATCAATAATAGTAGTACCGCCGACTTTAATCGCCATCTTCGTCTCCTGACTATTAGCGTGTTAAACTTAATTTTATATAAGTCTATTTATACTAATCACGACGTTCGATGTCATCTTCTGTAAGATTATCTCCTAACCAAACTTCAATTACTTTAGCAGTTTCTGTACCTACATTGATTGCTTTATGCCACGTATTTACTGGAATATCTATACTTTGACCTTTACGATATGTTTTAATTTCTTTATCGCCATTAGCAAATTCTAATCTCATTTCAATTTCACCTTGTACGACATGCCAGTGTTCTGACCTATCGAAGTGTCTTTGGTCACTAAGACTATTTCCTACGTCAAATGCGAGTTCTTTAACTTGCCATGAACCATTTGTATCTAAAACAGTATATGTTCCCCATGCTCTTTGTACTGTAGGTTGAGACCATTCTTTAAGAATCCAACTACTTGAGTTCTTTTTATCTTCACCACCTACACCAAATTCAAAGACAACATCATCGAACACCATTTCTGGTATGTTATCTTTTGTTCTATCACCACCATTAGCGAATATAATCTTATCGTTAGGATATTTTTCTTTAACTTGTTTGATAGCATCAATTGCTGTGCCATCTGAATCATCAAATGCGATTACTTCATCTACACTTGCTAATCCTTTTATAATTTCAGAGCGTTCTTCCCAAGGCATGAACTCTCTTCCTTTCTTTCTTCTTAACCAATCATCTGAATTTACACCTACAACTAAACGTGTACCATAACATGATGCATCTTTTAAATAAGCAACATGGCCCGAATGTATTGGGTCAAATCCACCTGTCACTATCACTGTAATCATATCTCTAAACTATTCTCCTCTGTTAAAGGTTCCATAAAATAATCCCACACAAAATTTATTCTATCTTGAGGGGTTGCCATTGCTCTAGGAAACTCTACAACGGCTGGGTGAATATACCAATCTTCATAGGCATGTTCGGGATGGAATCCTAAATCACTTACTACTAGAACATATCCATGCTCCTTTAGTAATTCACGAGCTCTATCTCTGTTATCATTTCCTAATCTATAAGCGTCATGTTCAAATGTAATCACTCCAAATCTATGTTTATCGAAAGGAATATTTTCTAATATCTGTAATGAAACATCATCACAATCAACTTGTAAATAATCTATAACTGGGTCAATACAGTGTTTTGCAAATAAGTCTTCAAAACCTATGTCTGTAGCATCAGCACAAATTACTGTATTATTTCTTTCTTCTTTAAAAGCACAACACAATCCTGGGTCATTATCGATTGAAATACCTTTCCAACCAAATCCAGATTCTAGTAAGTATGTATTGTTATGTGTAATAGGTTCACCTGAACCAATCTCTAAATAAGTACCATTTCTCTTTCCTTTAAAAGCAGTAAGTACAAAAAGGTCTTGAAAGTGTTTAGAATAATTTCTCATTACGCCTTGTAAGCCTGGGAAAGGATATTTAAATCTAGGTTCATCATGCTTTTTATAAGGAATAGTATCTGGATAGAATATTTGACTTAACATCTTATCTACCTTTCCAGAAACAAAATCATCAGTCCAAACTTTATATTTTAAATCAAAGAGTTTATGCTTTCCAGTTTGTTGACCAGCAATATACCATGTTGCAATAGTATTATAAAAAGCCATATAGGTTCTTCCAGGATATTGGTCACCAATATAATCAAGTTTAGGTAATACTGTTTCAGCTTTAAGTCCAGCATTTGAATGATATAAAGAATGTTTATGTCGTGATTGTTCAGAATACATCCTTGCTAAAAAGTAATGAGCTTCTGGTCTGTCTGGCATTAAAGCAGCTGCATCTAAGAAAGCACCTTCAACAGTAAATGTTCTTCCTCCTTGTCTCTCATAAGATAAACCAATTCCACATAGACATTTATATTGTAATAATCTATCTTCTGTTAAATCAGCAGTCTTAAGAAACAAAGATACTGACATAGCACCTTGACCTAATCTATCGTATTCTTTCGCTAACTCAAATAATTTCTCTGGATTTTTTGGGTCCAGTATATGAGTTTCTAATAGTTCTTGTAATTGGTGCATCTTATCCTCTCTGTACAAATTCCCACCAAAGTTTATCCGGCATTCTTAATAAGAACGTTCCGTTATCTTGGTATCCAAATACGATAATAACTTCTCCATTTAGAAAGGTCATACCCGTAGCAAATTCAATATTGTAATCGTAACCTGTCGTAGGGTCCTTCTGAGTCCCTAAGAAGTGAAAGTCATCAGTATACTTAATAATATTCCAATCTTTATCCCAAATGATTACTCTATGGTTATAATGTCCGTCTTTTCTTGCAAAAATATCTTTACCTAAATCAACTTCGTGAGTAAGACACATATGCCTTCCATCACCAATAGGATACACTTGAGTACCACCACGTAAATCACGTTTTATGTCAATTCTTTTTGTCTCGTCAAGATGAACTGTTTCAGTTGTTCTCGTATCAATATCATATTTTACAACTTCAGTTGGATTACACCATTTCACAAAGTGCCAAGGCATATCAACAATTGGCATCCAGTTCTTTTCACAGAATGTTTTGTCTGGTGGAGGAGCTGGAACGGGATTACGAGATACTTCTTGCCATATACCATCTATAAATTCTATTTCAGCCATATCCATTCGACCAGTACCTTGGTCATCATAACAATCTCTTCTTACACCACATAAGAATAATCTATCTTCCCATGAAAATAATCTTCCATCTTCAAGTCCGATAAAATTCCATGTGGGTTCACCTGTATCTAAATTCATTTTAATACGATGAGGTGAAGTAGGAATCACATTAAAGTCAGTATCAAGCTCACACATAATATTGTGTGTTGTTAAAGATACATCGTTTTCTGGGTGAATATATTGAAGTGGTCCCCAAGTATGCGGGAACTTTTTACCTTCTGAGTGGTATAGTGTATAGTTTACGTGACGAACGTTTAATAAAATTTTCCCTCTATGTATGAATATAGAGGGATTCATAATTCCTGTTTCGCCAGTAAGCTCTTTTGGTAGGATTATAGGTTTAATTGAGGCACCTCTTTTAAGTGCCCAATGTACTAAACCGTGACGGCGCAAATCATGCATATTTTCTCCATGATGTAAATCATTCTATTCTACGTGTTATTATAACACAGTTTTATGTAAATGTCAACTATTATTTATGATTTTTTAAGACCAAGGAACCTCGGTCATTACTTTACCGTATCTTTCTTTCTTAGCTAAAATCCTAGCATCAAAATCATCAACGTTATTTTGACCTATTTCAGCTGTTACCCAATTAAGAACTTGTTCTTCTGTGAGTGATTCAAATGCGATAAATGAAGATGATTCTAAAGCGTCAGTATTTAAAGCTGCAACACCGCCTATAGCAAATCTATTGCTATCATCATCTGTTCCGACTCTCTTGAATTGAACTTCTAAAACTGCTTTCGACAGCGTAACCCCGTTGGGGTCAACAACGTCTTTCGTATCGAGCCAGAGTATTTCCCAGGTGTAAGTCATTGCTTATCTCCTGGGATTACTCAGAGTCAGTTGGGTCTGTGTTGGCTAATTCGACAGTTTCACTTTCTGCTGGGACCGATGCCACTAATGGGTCATCTTCTGGAGCCCAAGGCATAGGTGCATCTTGTACTGCATCTTGACCAATTTGGTAAAGAATACGTTCGTCGATATGTTCTTTATAAGGTTGGTCGTTTTCAACTACTGCTTTAATCCAACTAAGAACGGTTTCTTCAGTCAAATCCTCAAAAGCAACAAATGAACCCGCAGGTGTGTTTGCTGCACTGAAAGGAGTTGCACCAGAAAAATGAGCTTTGTTACCATTCTCATCAGTTCCGTGGACTTCCCAATATGTTTGAACAACTGCACCTTCTAAAGAAGCGCCTTCACTATTCACAGTGTCAGTTTTTCTAACACCGGTGACTTTCCATTCGTATGTAAGTGCCATTTTATTTTCTCCGTAATTTAAATTACTATATTATTTATATTAATAACCAACTAATTATATCACAAGTATCTTGTAATGTCAACTAGTTTAGTTAAGTTTATCCATCAATGCAGAAACCATCTCTTTAAGTTCGCTGATTTCTTCTTTCTGGTTATTTATTAGTTCTTGTTGTTCCTTAACGGCTTCAATAAGAACTGCTGTTATATTTCCATAATCAACCGCAAGAGTACCTTCTTTATCTTCGGCATCTTGGTGAAGCATAACAACTTCAGGTAATACTGGTTCTACTTCCTGAGCTACTACACCAACTTTTCTTGTCTTCTCTTCATCTGACTTCCAGTTGTAGTAAACACCACGTAAGTTTAGAACTTTATCAAGAGCACCATCAATTGTTTCTACATTCTCTTTTAATCTTTCATCAGAGTATGCAGTGATGTTAGTACGTGCCCAGATAGAACCACCGAATGTCGCATCGTTATTTCCTAAGTTCCAATATACAGGCCAGTATCCAGCGTATGAAGACCAAGATGTACTATCATTACCAGAACCTCTAAGAATATACAATAAGTTCGAGTTGTTGTGTATCATCGCTGAACGATGGTTTGTATCTCTAAAGTATAGTGTAGGTGAGCTACCTCTTATGTAAGCAGCATTTCCAAATACTTCTATTGCATTAAACCTCGAAGTACTTGCTGGATTTACATAATAACCAGTATTATCTCTATCATAGATGAAGTTAACTTGTAGTGTACCATTAATGTAAGTTGTTCCACCAACGTACCAGTTAATATATGTACTACGTCCACCTTGACAATCTAAGTGAAGGTTACCGTTAGTTGTTGCAACCGATGCGTATGAACTTGTCCAGTGACCATTACCACCAACATATAAGTATCTACCCCAAGTTGGGTTAGGTCCGTGGAGTACACCACCTCTCATTCTCTGTGCTGAGTTTGATGTGCTGTTTAAGTCTAAGTAATATCCACCATCATTACTATCATAGAAGATTGCACCATATACTCTGTTATAGAAGTATGCGATTGCGTTTCCACCTTCTCTACCGATATATGCTACGTTTTGTGCATTGGTATAACCATTATCGTGAATACGTACGTAAGAGTTTCCGTTATTATTATTCGAGTCAAGTCTTAAGTTAATGTCATTAAACGAGTTAAGTGACATCGAATCTGTGAACGAACCATTAATGTCTGTTGAAGCAAGACCGTGATAGTAGTAATAATCATAGTTAGCATTCCAGTCGAATGACATATAGGCCATACGCTTGAAGTATGAGCTGTATGTTCCGTATTGACCACCATAACCAGACCTTGAATCTCTACCAAAGTGTGTTTGGTTGTTTCTGTTTTCATTGAATAATGAAGTACCAGCTGGATTAGCATAGTAACCAGTATTGCCTCTATCATAGTAAATATTAGCTCTTGCATCATTCATATATGTGATGTTATAAATCTCAGTATATGAATTGCCTGGGTTAAGTCTTACACCCCAGTTTCCTGAACTGTTTAATAATCCAAAACCTGAACTATTATAGTAAAGATAACCACGACGACCTGTACTACTTCCTTGAGAACCTTGATAGCGGTCATATATAATCAATCCACCTGAGCCACTTGCACCGTCTAGATGCCAATATGTTGACCCTGGGCTATAGAAGTGTCGACCTGTAGATTGGTTATATAAACCTTGGCCTGCGTTTCTATTTCTCCACCAACCGTAGTTATAACCTTCATTGATGTCAATGACATTCATTCTCGATGTAGATGCAAAGTCTCCATAATATCCTGTGTTATTAGAATCATAATAACGACCAGCATACATTGAACCACCGTTGGAACTGTTAACATCCAACATTGGAACAGTTTTCCAACTTGAGAATCCTGACCAAGTATTTCTAAATCTTAAGTTAGCAATTGGACCACCCGCTAACTGCCAACCATACCTTGCTGAACCATTAGTGTAGTGATATGCTTGAACACCAACCCAGTGAGATGTACCTGAAGGTTGGTTAGGTGGGTTTGACCATGAATCGAAGAAGCCTGAACCCCAGTCACCGACTGTGTTCATATTTACTCTACCCCAACCTTTGGAACCTGTCCAATAGTTTGAGTCACCTGTAATATTAGGTCTTCTACCGTAGTTACTTATTGCACCACTTCTTGTATGACCAGGCAATCCAATCATTGCTTGACCACGAGCAGTTAGACCTTGCCAGTTAGTATCGCCAGCAAAGTTTCCATAATAACCAGTGTTATCTAAATCATAGAATATTGGAGCACGGAAAGATTCACTTGAATAAACATATCCATAATAGAATCTATGATATGAACCGTTATAGTAGTAGTTCCAACCACGAGAATTATCATGCATACCCCAGTTGTTACCCTCTGTGGACATCAGAGTCCATCGAGTACCTATACCATAACCACTCCAACCATTTCTACCAGTGTTGTAAGTTGCGATGTTTCCGTATGGGTTTCCTTCACCACCTGCTGAACGTATACCATAACCATAATCCTGCCAATAAACACCAGTTCCACCTTGTGGTCTAAACCAGTCATTTGCATAAACAGATGAGAATTGTGAAGCACCGGCTGGATTGACATAGTAACCAGTATTATTCCTATCATACATGATAGGTGTATCGAATCTTGACGATACTAATACATGACCGTTACCACGAATAATCTGATTCCAAGAACCGCCGAATCCACCATCACGGAATATGAAGTCCTCTCCACCTGAT